CATGTAAAGCCCAAGCGGATCGTCTGGACGCTCGTCAAGCGAATCGCTGACTAACGGCCACGCTGCTTCGTATTCTTCCCGCTCGATCAGCGCATACGCTTCGCGCAATCGATGATCAACTCGGCGGTTCATGAAAGATCGGAGTAGTTTTCAGAAACCGATATTCCGGCGAATTGATCAACTGAAACATTTTCTTGCGATGCTCGCGCTTCGTCACGTCTACACCGAGCTCGTTCTTCCACTTCAGAACGATCACATCCGGAATCGACGCATACTTGATCCAGTCTTTCTGCATCTGCTTCTTGTGATCGGATTCGATCAACTGCCGCTTGTTGTGTTCGATGATTCCGTTCACGTCCTGCGTATGCTCTATCGCAAACGTCCCATCATTGTTCCAATGAAACAGCGTCGTCGTCCCGCTTATTGGATCGTGATCGAGGATTCTAGCCATAGTGAAAGGGGGCGGTTTCCCGCCCCCATCCCGATTACGCCGGAGCAGCGCCGGTGATCTTGGTATTGGCAGTCGGAGCCTTACCGACCAGACAATACTCACCCAGGATCAGTTTCTTGGTGGCGTCACCCGTCTTCGCAACATTCTCAGTGAAGATCGGACGCAACCATGCAACCGCCCACGTACTCATGTCGAGACACAGTACGGTGGTCGCCCGCATGTACCGGGATAGCCGGATGTTGTGACTTCCAAACGGACTCACGAACACGTCGGCCGAGTTGATGATCTGCGCCTGCGACCGACTACGCACATCACTGAACCTGGTTGCAATGCCAGTGAACGTCGTAATCTTCGCTTGCAACACCGGTCCGACCAATACCGTATCCGTTTCACCACCATTCGCCCATGCCTGTTGCAGCGCATCGGTAAACATGGTGAGCGTCAGCGCCGTCAGCGATCCATCGACCGTCACTTGCGGCAAGCCACCAACCGGCGCCGGAGTCGTGCTAGTCGTTTGGGTCGAACCCTTGATGTGCTGGGTTTCCCAGATAAACGATTCGACACCTGCACCAATTCTCGCCTTGGCAGCGGATCCGGCAGTCACCGAGGATGTCATCGCGAGCAAGTGCGTTTCAACGTCACGCTTCAATTCCTTGCCCTGCTTGACAGTCTGATAAGCCGTTTCTTCCGCACGGCCAGCAGTGCGCACCGCATCGGCAGTGCCCGAGATAACGAAATCTTTTCGGGCGATGCTGGTATAGTTTTTCAGGCGCACCGTCGCGACAGTCGTTACCGCACTGAAGTCCCCACCCTCAATCGCCTGATTGGTAGCAACTGCAGCGCGCAGCTCGTCCGTCTGCCACTCATGCGTGACGTTCGTCGCCCGCGTCCGCCCGATGTTGGACATGAAATACGTGTCCATCGGGCTAATGTCATAGATGATGTCTTCCAGATCCTCGCGGATACCTACCTGGTCGTAGACGGTAGTAGTGCCCGCCGGTTTGGTTGATCCAGTCATGGCTTATCTCTTTCGCATCCTGGTCAGAAACACGGCCGCCGCATCCTTCAGGTCGCCCGACTTCTTCAAGCGCTGAGTTGCGTCAACTTCTTTCGCCCGTGCCACTGAATTGGCATTGGTGGCGCTTCCCGGCTTAACCGCCAGTGGTGGCGCCGCTCGTACTTCCTTGAGTCGATCAGCCTTGGCCTTGGCCAATTGATCGTATTTCCATGCCTTGTAGGCAATGCCCAATGCGCGAGCGTCGGCAAGGGTGTCCACCTCTTGCGCGCCATAGCCCTCGGACAGCAGAAAGGATCGAATCCCCTGACTGTCCTTCTTGAAGACCTCCGCATCCTTCCACGCCGGCACCAGACTTTGCGCCTTCTCGAACTCGCTGCGTAGTTGTTCAGCAGTGATGCTCCCTTGACTCTGTTGGAGTTGGGATTGCTTTTGCTGAATCTGCGCGATGCGAGCCTGAAATTGCTGCATCTTGGCGTCGTACTGTGTGCGCGTCTGAAACGCGCCCAGCGGATCGTCATTAGACAACTTCATCCACTCTTCCGGCGTCTGCGGGAAACGGCTCAACTCGCGTTGAATAGCCTTCGCTTCACCGACATCATCAACCAACGCCGCTTGCATAGCCGCAGTCTGCTGAATCGCCTGCGCCATCACCTGAATGCGTGAGCGCTCGTCAGCGAGTTGCTGCGTCTTGCGGGTGTAGTCGAAGCCTTTCTGCGCAAGTTCCTTGATCTCGTCACGGCTAAGAGCCTTCTTCTCGCCGTTCCACTCGATTTCGAACTTGTCGCCTGTCGCCGATTGCGCCGGCTCCGACTCGTCCACCAGGTCATCGGGTGTGAGCTCGTCGGTTTCCTGCGCTTGATCACTAGCGACTTGTTCCGGCTCATCTGCCGGCGCCTCTTCTACTGCCGTCTCCGGCTCGGTAGCATTTGCTGCCTGTTGACGCTCCGTATACTTGGCCGCCAACTGCGCTACCGCTTGTGCTTCTGTGAGTCCCGAAGGTTGCTCACTGGTTTCAGCCATTACTAACCTCCGTTATGCCGCCCGAAACAGGCTGCGAAACTTGCTCTGTCTCTCGATCAGTTGCAGCTCATGCGCTGCGTGCGTGCCGTCGCGCATGATCCGCTCCAAGTGTCCTTTCGCCTTACGCGACGCGATCAGCAGCGCCCGCAGTTGCTTGGCTTGCTCTTCGGTGCGATCGACATTCGCCAGTTCTTCTAGCAATCGCGCTTCGTAGGCTTGCCAAGCGTCGATGTACACATCGGTTTCCAGCACTTGCTTGGCACGATGCCCGCGCTTCACCGTCTCTTCGAGGTTCATTGAATTTCCCTCGACGTGCGCTCGATCGCATCCGACTCGCGACTCAGGTCCATCTTAGCCGCCTCGATCTGCGTCTCATGCGCCCGCTGCTGCTGATGGTCAACCGCTTCAGCCTGCATCTTCATCCGCTCGATCAACACATCCTTGGCGAGCTCCAGCAGCTTTTCCTTGTATCGCCACTGGGCTTGAATCTGCGTCTTCTGCAACTCCACTTGTGAGTCGCCGCTAGCCTTGGTCAGCGACATTTGACCGTCGATCTTCGCCTTCTCGATCTGCCCCTGAGCGATCGCCTGCGCTGCCTGCACCTCCGGCGGCGGTCCCTGCTGCGGGGACTGAGCGCCCTCAGGAGGCTCGATCAGGAACTTGCCCGGGGTACGGTAGCCGGCCACTCGCAGCGTCTCGGCAGCGAGGTTGTAAACCTCCTTCGGCCCCATCAGCCCCATCTGCAGCAGTCCGGGGACTTGCTGGCTTAGACCCTGGAGCTTGGCGAGCTGCGATTCCGGCGTGCCGGTGCCAAGTGCTACCGACACAGCAAAGTCAGTGCGCCGTGTCCACTCTCGCGGAGCAACCTGCGTCCACTCGCCTTTGAGCTTGAGCTGGATCGGCTTCGTCGAGTGCTTGAGCAAGACCGCATGCGAGATCAGGAAGACATCCTTCACGCCTTCAGCCAGCAGCCGGCAGGCAGCCTCAAGGCGTGCTTGCCCTGCAGACGCCATAAGCGTTGCGCCGGTTGCTGTCCGGTTGAGCGCGTTTGGGTCTAGAGTGCTTAGCCCCTGACTAACCCTACCAACGCCAGTGCGGTTCTCCCGCTGCTGGGCGATCCATTCGAGCCCAGCCTGCGCCGTCGGTCCTACGTCCGGCGTCACAATGGGCATCATCGTGTCACCCGGCGGGCCGTCTGAGCGCACGATCCCGCCTGGCCGCGACACCAGCAGATCATCGAGGTTGACGCGGTTGTAATCAACCGCCACCCTCGGGGCCGTCGAGAGATAGAGCGAGTCAAAATACTGCCTGGCAACGATCGTCTCTGCCTCAGCCAAGTCGGTGAGCAAGTCGTAATAACTCACCCCGACGTGGCTATGCGGATACCAGATCGGCGACAGCGAAGCGATCGGGATATGGTCCGCTTCCTCAGCCGACAGCAGGCGCTTGCCGACGACGCAGAACTTCCACAGCCGTTGCGTCTTCTTGCCGTCAATGTCGGCCCGAATCCACGTCTGCCGGAAGACAACACGCCGGCGAGTCTCGTCCGGAGTGTCCTTCGCGGCGTCATCGAACCAGTCGAACCGTGCCCGCGATACCTGCTCGGCAGTGTCTACGCCTTCATCACTGAGATCATCGGGCACGTCATAGCCGGCGTCTCGCAACTCGCCAATGCTGATCGAGCGGCGAATCTGCACGAAGTCCGCATCCGACAGCGACACGCTGCGATGACGACTTGATACCAGCACTTCATCCGGCGGCACGGCGTCGAGCTGCAGCCGTTCCTCCGGCTTGACTCGCTCGACGCGCACGTCGTGCAACAGCGGTGGCGCCGTCGGCTGCCCGTTCTGGTCGAACATCAGTTGCGCACCGGGATACTGCGGATATTCGTTGTGTTCGACTACCTTGACATCCTTATCCTGCATCAACAGCGCGAGCTCTTCGTCGGCCAGCCCCTTGTACTCTTCACTCACCACTGCCGAGTCGGTGCGCCAACTGACAAGGATATAGCCGTTCTTCAGCAGCAGCGCATCCTTGGTGGCGCTGTAGATCGCCTGCCAACCGCCGCCCTTCTCCACGCAGTGATTGACGACCAGGCTTTCGACTTCGGCAGCATGTTCGTCTTCCTGACTGATCGGCTCGAAACGCCCAACCTCGTCGCCACTGAGGAACACGCGAGCAACCGACGGCATGATCGCCTCGATCTGATCGCGGATGGCATTGCTGACGAACTGGCTTCGGCCCTCGACTTCCCACCCGTATGGGCGCTGGTTGTACCTGTCGAGTGCGTCCGCACGTTGCGCGTTCAACTCGTCGTAGTCATTCCCCAGCGCTTCCGATTCCTCGGCTTCGATAAGGCTTACGATCTCGTCGTCTGTCATCCGCGCCATTCAGCAACCTCGCCTTGATCTCGTCCACCTGCGTACACAGCGACAACAGCAACGCCTCTAGCGCCTCGACTCGCTGCCGAAGCGCCTTCACCGTCGGCAGCTCGGTAGCGCTCATCTACCATCGACGTTCGTGAACACAAACGGAGCCTTGTCTTCCTCTAACTCTTTCGGAGATAAACTTTTGCGAGGAGGAAGCGAACCGCCATACACTTGCCTAATCAACTCCAGTTCCTCACTATCTCTCAACTTACGCTGAACGAACTGGATCACAACCGCCGATTGCTTCATCGCACCCACCGTAAATCCAACTTAAAAGGCGCCAACTTCGCTTCCTTCTTCGCGCTCATCACCAGATACCGCAAGGCATCGCAACCGTGCGATGCCCAGTCGTGCAGCGGTAGCGACTTGAACTCATCTAGACGCTGGTTGTAGTCCCACCGATAGTTCTGGATCGCGTCGAGCAACGAGGCGCAACGTTCCTCATCGATCCACATCCGACTAAACGCTGCCCGTGTCGCCGCAATGCCGTCTTCGAGCTTGCTCTGCGGCAGAACTCTGAAGTTGATCCCAAGCGCCTTCGCCTGCTCGACCCTGCTTTTGCCCGTCCCGAGCTCACGCACCTCCAGGTCATGCGGACCAGTGTGCACGCCGTACTTGTAGGACTTCGCCTGCAGCATACTGGCGTAGTACGCCAACCCCTCGCCACTCGCTTCATGATAATCGACGATGCGTATCTCACCGGCCGGCGAGTGCTGCCAAAAGATGATCGCAGTCGCGTCACCGACACCTAAGTCCCACGCCGTTTGCATCAGCATGGCGTCGTCAATGGGAACTCGCGTGACTCGCTTCTCGGTGCGTGCCCGGTCGAGCTCGGCAGCGTAGATCGCACCCTTGACGCTGGCGCTGAAGGAACACTCCCATTCCTGCTGATACTCGTCCGGCGTCATCGTCTGTCGGGCCGACGCTAGTTCGATGTCGTCGATGAGCCCGGTGACACTCGCTCGGAACTCGAAGAGGCGCCACTCTCCACCAAGTTTCGCCTGCTCGGCTAACGCATGGAAAAGATTCCTTCCCTGCGGCGTGCCGATGAAGAGTGCGCCGCCCTTGCGGTCAGCGAGCAACGGACGCACAACCTCGGACCAAACGCGCGACTGCATCAAGCCGACCTCATCGAGCACGACGAAATCCGCACTTAGTCCGCGCAAGCTGTCCGGATTGTCGGCGCCGAAGATGCGTACTCGTCCACCGTTAGGCAGATCGCACCGAAGCTCCGTCTCGTTGTATGAGACGCCGGGAATAGGATCGGTGTAATGCCTAAGGAAATCCCAAGCGACTGCCTTGCCTTGCCGAAACGTCGGTGCGATGTAGCAGACGCGAGCGTTAGTCCTAAGTAATGCCCGCTTGATGCACTCGTTGACGGCCAGGACCGTCTTGCCCATCCGCCGGTGCGCTACGACGACAACGAATCTGGCACCCTCGTCTATCGCCTCATGGATCGCCCGTTGCGGGGATCGCGGCGAGTACGGGATTACGACTTCGACTTCTCGTGCGCCCAACGGATCGCCATCTCGATCGGGCTATCGGTATCACCGACCAGCTTTTGAACCGACAAATCGGGAATGCACTTCCGCAATAGCCCCAGTGCCGCCGTCACTTGGGTAGCGTTCATTTCCACGCCACCAAGCACATGACTTTCAAGCCTGTTGACCAACTGACTGGCACGGATCTTTTCCCGCACATCGTTCTGATGGGTGATCCGCTTGATACGGGCCGCCATTACTTCCCTCGCTTCGCCTTGCGCTTGCGCATCGCCATCCCAAGCAATCCGCCCCCGGCGTCTTCCCGGTTGAATTCCTCAGCGACGGCCACCGGCACGGGTGGCTTCTTCCCCTTGGGTTTCCACCCGTGCGCCACTGCCGCCATCAATCTGGCTTGTGCTGGCGATTTGCTCGGCATCGTAGCCTCAGACGAAAAAAAGCCCGCAGGAGATGCGGGCAACATACCACGGAGAAGGGACTAGTGCCGGGACGCTACAGACGAGCGCCGTCGTCACCGAGTACGAATCTACTCCCCCACTTTGGGGGATGCAATAGGCTCCGGGTGGGAAGATTCTGCATATTCCCGAAAGGTGTACTTGCCTGGCGCCGGTCCCCGCCGGCCGGGGATGCGGGATAGGGGCGGATCGACACGGCGGATGAGTCCGTCATCGATCAGGCTGGAGAGGGCGCTGTCTACCTGCCGACGTTGCCAGCCGAGTAGGTCAACGAGCTCTTGGCGAGTACGGGGCGACTCCATGATGAGCGGGAGCACTGTGCGCTTGCTGCTGCCCCACGCTATGCCCATTGATCGCTCACCGTAGACTTGCCGTACTCAAGCAGTTGCCAGAACCGATCCGCTGAACCGACGTGCGCTCGCCGCCATGCCCACGTCTCGTCGTCGGGAATGAGCGGGACACCCTGACGCTGCAATGCCGGCCTGGCGCAGTACCAGATCGCCAGCACCTTGTGCGTTCTCGGGTCGAGCTGGACGACGATGCGCTCGACACGCTCGGCGATGCGCCAGTCTGGCGGATCTTCGCGTGGGGCATCCTGCTCCCACACCTGCGGCGTTCGATACCGGCTTTCAGCGGAACCACAGCCGACACGACGGGGACCGCCGATGGCGCCGTACTGCAACCACCTGCCCCATTCGAGAAGGGCGCGATCGACGTCTACCTGCGGGCGTATGTCGGTGAGCATGGTCACCTCCACGTGTCTGACTCCCACCAGACGATAAGCAGCGCCGTGATTGTGAGCGCCCCCACCGCTGCCAGCAACGCCATAACGCCGACCAGGAACCAGGTTAGCCAGCTCACCAGTCGCCCCCTAGTTCCGCCTCGCCCTGATCGATGATCGCCTGCATGGTGTCGTGCAGGACGCCGGTGTACCGGATGCCGTTACTCGCCTCTCGCCAGCGTCCATTGATGGCGTCTAGCTCGATTTCGGCGAGTCTTTCGCGTGTTTCACGCAGCAGCGTCGAGAGACTGTCGCTCACGTGCTTGCTCCGCTAGTGCGCAGTCAATGCGAGCCGACATGACTTGGTGGCCGAGTATTGCTAGTTCGCGATGCGCTTCCTCCAGATTTCCGTTCGCTTCCGCTGCTGCCGCCATGACGAGACTGTACTGAAGTTTTTCCATCCAGTACCTCAATGAATGGTACTCCATGCGTCAGTTCCTCATTCATCCGTTCCACAACATACGCGATAGCGGAGCTCTCATTTTCGGTACGGACTTGCAACTTAGTCAAGCCAGTTTTCTCATCATCGAATACCTTCAGCGCCCGCACGAATAAATCATTCGCTGTACGTTTCCGGATGTCAGCGTAACACTGCCGATAAAATGATTTCGCCGTCGTCGTCATGCTATCAAAATCCGCAATGATGAGAGCGTGCATCGTTGTTCTCACGTGATCCGGATCATTGCCATCGAACAACTGAAATGTTGCCGCCGCCGCAACCGATGCCGAACTAAACACTCGTATACGCATAGAAATCATTCGAGCAACTTCTTCCGCATACGGCAGAAACAAATTGATGTACGGCTTCGCCTGCTCAATCGTAAATGCCCCCATTCCCGAATTCAGGCGAATCAGGAACGAAATCGGAGTCAGTACCGAACGAGGAATATGCACTAAGTCGTGCATCCGGCGCTTTTCTTGCAAATCGGTAACTTCATAGGCTCGCGGATCAACGCCTTCTGATACCCATATGTCAGCAGCTATACCGGACTCGATGATCGCCCACAATCTATGCTGACCGTCGAACATCCTGCCACGGGTATCGATGCCGATTCCTTGATGAGTGATGATCCACTCACCACGCTCCAAGATCCCGACGAAATGCTTTACTCGCTTGGGACGTATATCTCGATTGTCGGTATTGGCTTCGAGAAGTTTCGCCGCACGTTCCGGCGTGATGTGTTCCAACCTAGGCGCTTGCTGTTTCATTGTCCTGTCCTCTCCGGTTATCGATTAATTCGCCCCTTGCTAGCAGCGCAAACACCCACCACGGCAGCATCACTGCCGGACTCGTCCTGCCGTTCTCGCGCATCACGACGATCGGCATTTTCCCTACCTCTGCATTGCGGATCGCTTGGTCAAGAAACTTCAACGCCGCAATGCCGGCGTGATGCTTACTCTCGATCGAGAATGGGCCGAGCTGGATGTCTTCCACTTGCCCACGGGGACCGTCGAGCCGACGCTTGACGACGATGCCAAACTCATCGTGGATCAGCGCGCAGATGTCGCGCTCAAACTGAGCGCCCTTGTTCCTTGCGTTGCGTCCGCGTTTGCTGGCGTCACTGCTCATGGTCGCCTCAGTAGGGCATCGGCAGCTTCAGCGCCCGCCACGCCGGCACCCACTGCCACATCCTGGCTTGCGTTGATCGCACCCGATGATAGCGTGACCGTTCCTTTGCCGCTTGACATGCGTAGCACCGATGCTGGCGATATCCCTTGCTCTGCCGGTACTCGGTGATCGGCTTAGTCTGCCGGCAGTCCGAGCATACTCGCGTGGCGCTTGGCGGCTTCGATCGCTTCGGCTTGCGTACTCGGGCCGGTAAGCCTGACGCCGAAGCGGGATCCGTCGTCGTGCCAGAGCATGAAGACGCTTTGCTCATTGCCGTACTTCGCCAGGTAGTACGGTCCCGACTGCGCGCACCATTGGCTTAATCGCTTCCACCTCATCCCCCCAGCGCCCTAAGTTCTGCACGCTTGCTCGCTTCTGCCGTCCGCCGCAAGTCTGCCAACACCTGCAGAGCGTGATAGCGCACTCGCGCCCGATTGGCGACTCGTCTTGCTTCCACCATCCGTTTGACGTGCTCTCGGAAGACCGGATCCGCCTTGGCCCGCATCTCCTTCGTCCCGAGTGCTACACCCTCAGGACATGCGGACATCAACTCGGCCAACAAGACCGACTTAGTTTCTTCGAGCAGGCTGGCAGCGGCGTCCAAGTCGGACCAATCGCTACCAGCGTCGCGAATGTCGTTTGCCAGGCGATCGACACCGATCACTGTGGCGTTCATATCTTCGCCTGCGAAGTGATGCGCTCACGGAATCGGCGCAGTTCTGCCAACACCTCATCGCGCCCTCGCGGATGATCCTCTCCCGGTTCTCTCTGCACGGGGAACCTCGCCGCATGATTGGCGATAAAAACCTTGCGGACTTCCACCGCGTCATAACTCAACGGCCCCACCTCCCGACTAATGCTCACCACCTCGTCGGCAAAAGCGTTGTTCTGCTCTCGGAAGTGATCGAAGCAGAACCACGGTCCACCACCCAGCGTATTCGTCGAACAGGAACCAGGGAATCGACAACCGCGATTATCGCCGTCCCGATAGGCACATTGCAACGTGTTTGTTGCCTCGCTCACGAACCCTTGCGACTGCCGCTTGACGGCCATCAATGCACCTCCGCTAGCTTGGCGTTGATCCTACCGCGAAACGCATCCCAACTTTCACCCCCGCGAGGGGTGAGCCCGAGCTCCTTCCCCTTCGCCATAATCCCTGCCTCCGAAGTCCACCAGGCGGCGCCGCCAGAATTCTTGCCTTCAACCCCGCCGGCACGCTCGCGCCGCACCCAGTTCCGGAAGGTGCGATCCCAGTCGAGCTTGACGCCATCCCTCCCCGGTTTGGCGACCCAGTAATCGACAAACGAAGCCACTACCAGCTCGTAGTCAAGGTCCGGCCGTTCCTCCTCTGCCCAGGTTTTGAGGTTTTCTGCTGGTTGCCAGTCAGAGGGTAGGCGTGTCCCTCGGGACACGCGAGGGGGTTTGCTTGTTGTTGCCTCTGCTCTTAGCTTTTGAAGTTCTTCTACTTCTACTTCTACTTCTACTTCTGGCCGACTAGAGTCTGACCGTGGACTGACTGTGGACTGACTGTAGTCAGACTTTTTCTGCGTAACTTGTTGAATTAACTGTGGGTCGTCCCAGGGTGAGCCCTCACATCGCCGTGTTACGTAGCGGACTCGCTGTCGGAACCTTGGGATGTGGACATGCGTCGGTTGTAACCCTACTGGGTACATGCGAATCAGGTCCAGCTCGACCATTGCCCCTAGGATCTTTGCCACTGACTCTTCGGATTGCACCCCAAGATCGCGAGTCAGTCGGAAAATTCTAGGGATCGAGGCTTTGAAGTTTCCGAGATCATCCGCGAGAGAAAGGAATCGGACGAAGACCAATTTCTCGATCGGATGCGCTAGGCTCAAAAAGCGGTCCGACTCCCATATTTCTTCGCGAAGGATTCGGTTTGGCATTACTTTCTCCACAGCCTAAACTGCCATGCAATATCGGCGTGTTCGTGTTTGTCTGCACAAGGAAAGAGGATGCTTGCATCGATTAATTCGGCGAGCATCTTTGCCACCATTTCTCGGGACCAATTGAGCAAAGGCGCCGACTTTTTTATGGAGCCGAACCCAATGTCTACAAGCCCGTAATCGTCGGCAGAAAGGAGCAGGTGAATGTAGAGACGGAACGTGTTGTCCCGTAACCCTGCAATGGGCTCGCTATCGAAGAGTCCGATTCGAAGAACTCGGCTAGGCAAGTTTCCTCCCAAGAAACACCCGACGGCGCCCGAGAGATGCCCGCAGCTCGCCGCCGGTGATTAGTTCGATCTGGCATTGCCGCGTCAACGGAATGTACCCATTCGCCACCCACTCCGCAACGCTCGGTTGCTTGATTCCAAGCGCCTTTGCTACTGCTCTCTGCGTGTGAAAGTGAGCAATCACTTGCTTCGGAGTCATCTTGTAACCTCACCCGTTACTGTTGGCGATCCTCGTTGTCAGTTGACAGAGAAGTATCGATGCGCCTATCATAGACGCATAGTGTCGTCTCATCAATATCTAAAAAACATCTTGACAGGATGATAGGTAAGACTATAATGGGAACTGTAGTACCACACGGAGACAACGATGCGATCAGACACCTATTACGACGACTGGCTAGAGAAGCCCTATCAGCAGATGCAGGTTGAAGACGAGGCTTTTGCAGAACGGGTCGAGCTTGAAACCGAACTCATCTATTCGTCATCGGCACTTGGCGATGCCGTAATCGAAGCTGTCGGAAACATCGACTCGCACTCGCTGAAGATGCTGCTGCGTTATCTGCGCGAAGAGGATTACGAAGGAGTCGGCGAAGTGATCGTGTCGATTACCAAAGTCAAGGTACTCACATGGGCAGAGGAACGGATTGCCAAGAAGGACAAAGCATGAGCGCCCAGCGTGACTTGCTCGAAAAGAGCTTGCGACGCTACCGGAACAGCGTCGGTCTGCAGTCGGCCGTGATGACCGGGCATTTGGTGGCGGCCATGAAGATCATTTCAACCTACGCCGCTACCGGAGCCACGGCTGCCGAGCTGCAAAAGATGGCCGACGACGCGGTTGCCGACTACGAATGGTGTTGCGCTCTGCGGGAGCAATTGGCCCAGGAGGTTGACCATGTGCCGCCGGAATCCGCCCATTAACATCGACTGGGGCGAAGTGTTGGTCTGGACGATCATCGTCGCCGCAGTCGTCATCCTGCTTTGGTGACGTATGGACACCGGATCCGGCCCGGACTACTGGCAGCAGATGTCCAGCGAGTTTCGACGCTGGGTAGAAGAGTTTGAAACTGAAGAACGCAATCAACGCAAAGGACGAAAGCAAATGGGACGTTACGCGAAAGATACTGGCGGTGGAGATTTTCAAGACGCACCTATCGGCACTCACATTGCCAGGTGCATAAGGCTGATTGATCTCGGGACGCACGAATCCGAGTATCAAGGCACCAAGACGAAACGCAATCAAATCGTTGTCGGCTGGGAACTGCCGACCGAACTGATGGACGATCAACAGCCGTTCATCGTTCACAAGTTCTACACCAACAGTTTGTCGGAGAAGAGCAAGCTGCGCCCGGACTTGGAAGCATGGAGGGGGCGGCCGTTCTCCAGCACCGAGCTCGATGGCTTCGACCTTGAGCAGATCCTCGGCAAGTGCTGCCTAGTGTCGGTGATCGCCAAGCAAAACGGTGGCGTCAAGGTGGGCGGATTGATGGCACTGCCGAAGGGGACCAAGGTGCCGCCGGCACACAATGACTGTTGGGCATATTGGATTGAGTCACACTCGGAAGACGCCTTCGCCAAGGTGCCGAAAGGCTTCCAAAAGATGATCATGGAATCCGACGAGATGCGCGACGGCGGGCCGAAGCGCGAGCCTGGCGAAGACGCCGACGAGCCTAAGCTAGACGACGAAATCCCGTTCTGATGCCTACCCCTCGGGCCGGTTACTTCCTCGCTGACGGGACGAAAGTCCCGTCGGTGACGACGATCCTCGGACGCTTCAAGGAGTCGGGCGCCCTGATGCAATGGGCGTTCAAGCAAGGGCAGTCGGGCGCCGTCAGTCTCTACGAGCAGCGTGACAAGGCGGCGGACATCGGCACGGTCGCTCACGCCATGGTCGAAGCCCACCTGACCGGCGGCAGTCCGAACGACGTGCTGTCTGCCTCAGGATTGCCAGCAGAGGGGGCTAGCAAGGCTTCTACGGCGTTTTTAGCCTTCCTGACGTGGGAGACACAGCAGAACGCGCAAGTGATCTCTGCCGAGGCTCCAATGATCTCTGAGAGGCATCGGTACGGCGGCACGCCGGATCTGGTGATGCGGACGGGAGATGGCCGCCTAGCAATGGCAGACATCAAAACGTCAAACGGGATCTACCGAGAATATCTGATCCAGGTCGCCGCCTATGCGCTTCTTTGGGACGAGTGCCATCCGGATGACAAGATCACCGGCGGTTTCCACCTGCTTCGATTTGGCAAAGAGGCAGCCGACTTTGAGCATCGGTACTTTGCCGAGCTCGCCGACGCTGCCGATATGTTCTTGTTACTTCGGCGGGCGTATGAGCTGGATCTGGCGCTAAAGAAGAGGGCAGGATAATGCGCTATCAAAAAGGCAGGCAAACGAAGGCGGCGCTGCTTACTGTCGGCCCCAAACCAAAAGTAACGGGGATCGATTTTCGTAATCCGGATGACCATGACTGGATTCTCGGGATGCTTTGGCAAGTCAATGTCCGCTTAGTACGTATCGACACCGGAGAAGTCTACAGGCATAAGATTTTGATGGTGGGATGCGAGTTTGGGGACATCGAACGCAAGTTGCGTTGGGTATTTGATCGCTCCACTTACTCAACTATGGAAGTATCAGGCGCTAGACGTGTGCGCGAGAAAATCCATATTCTTAGCACCGTCATAACCGAGCAAAAGTCAGCGCCAGCAGCAGTCATAGAGCGTGATGACAGAAGCCAAATTGTTCCGAATCCAGCCACCGTCACGGAAGAGACGGCAGAAGAGAATTATTGTCTATACGCTGTTGGTGTCGTAACAAAGATGTCGGCAACCGATGAACTGCACGCATTGCGGAAAGTAGGACGAGCGTTGGCGGCAAAAGGTAGTCCAGTATCGTCTGACTCTGCGCCAACACTGAGCGAGGATGCCACGATCACAGTAGAGCAAATCAGCTATTCATCCGGATACGCAATGCCAAGAGACATTAGCGACTCGAAAACGAAAGCTCACATCATGAGGGGATGACATGCTGACACGATACGATCCAGCCGTCCGCCGCACACTCGCCCGCCTGCGCCTGCAGCGTTGGCGGATGCGGCATCTAGGCATCCCGCTCGCCCTGGAAGGGGCGGCGATCACTTCGGCGGCAGCAACGGATGTCCGTCGGACGTGGCGACGGGCGATGAAGAGGGGGATGGGATGAGGTTCGCAGAGATCCGCCGACTATTACTGAATGAATGGATGGCGACGACAACGGATAATTCTGAAGGTGCGCGCATTCATGCGCTTTTCGAAGCGATCAATAAGTCACTGATCATCCTCGCCGAGCAGGAGGCGATCCGCGAGTCGGTGCCGGTGCGGCAGTGGCAGCACGGCGACACTGGGCGCATGACCGAGATGGCAGAGTCCCCCGGCCCACGCTGGCATGAAGTGCCGGTGCGCGAGCCGGGGCCGACGCTGCGCAATATTCGGGACGACCTTCTGCGAATAGTCGCGCAACTGGATTGTATGCAGCGAGGCGAAAAATGAAGAAATGCGCAACCTGCCGCGAGACAAAGCCAGTCGCGGAATTCCATAGACAATCGTCAAAATCCGATGGGTTGCGCACTCGATGCAAAGCCTGCGAAAACGCGGCAGCGGTTGCCTATCGCCAAGTGCGCCGTTGGAACGAGACGCGAGCAGCGTGGCGCGCAATGCATATCCGTTGCAAGGGGAAACATTGCAGGCACATCTATTTTGATCGCGGGATCAAGGTGTGTGAGCGCTGGATGAAGTACGAGAATTTTCTGGCCGACATGGGCGAGAAGCCCAGCGGGACATTCTTGGATCGCATAGACAACGACGGCCATTACGAACCCGGCAATTGCCGATGGGTGACGCCTCGTGAGTCGACGCTGAATCGTCGCGTTGTGCAGATGATTGAATGGAACGGCGAGACGCGATGCATCGCCGATTGGGAACGTGTCCTGGGCTTCAACAGAAGCGTGATCTTGGGCCGCCTGCGGCTTGGGTGGAATGTTGCTGACGCGATGACTACGCCGGCGCAGACACGCCCAAGGAGGAGTCAACATGACCGATGATCGCTACGCGGCGCTGCGGGCGAGCGTCGAATACTTGGAAGATTGGCCGCACCACGCCGTTACCGGAGAGACCATCCGCGCCCTCCTCGCCGACGCCGACGCGCTGGCGAAGAGGAACGCCGCCAACGCGCATGATCTGTGTGTGGTACTGGCGCAGGAGCGTGACCGCGAGCGCGAGCGGGCAGACGCGAACGAGCGCGACGCGAAGAGGTATCGATTCTTGCGAGGCGACGT